TGACTTCTAATCCATGATTCATAATGTGCTTTCTGCGTTTCAAGGGATAACAACTGCTCATTCTGGTCTGTAGAGACTCTACAGTACGCAGCTACTTTTATTTTGTTTGCAACAGTATGATTTGGCTCAATCTTTGTTATCCTAGCCATCGTCTCACCTACCTTTCTGACAGTACCATTACCCCGTACTATCCAACTAATATCAACTGATTTCTGCTAAAAATGGAGAGAAAAATCTGCGGTTTTCTTCCCTCAAATTTGTGTATTCTTTTATGGAAATTATGCCTGAATCACGCATTTTCTTAGCGATTTTTTCTGCCATATAATAGTCATATTCTCTTTGTAATTCTTCCTCTGTCATTCTTGTTTTTTCATATTTTATATTTCCCGGCAATCCTACTAACTTACACGAAGTATCCTGCACTTCTGCTTTAAGGGCAGAGGTACCATCTTCGTGAAAATACAAAGGATGAACAATTTTTGTGTTTTCCATCGTAGTACCTCCACCAATACATAAGGGCGATTCCCCCGAACCGCCCCGAATCAATATAATTATTTTGCTTCTCTTACCTTAAGTGTTTTCACCGCCTCCGGCAGCACCAGTTTTGCATCCACACGCTGCGACATCACAAAACCAATCATTCCACGGTCTGCGAAACGTTCTGAAAGACGCTTCATATTACGTTTTCCACGCTCGCCAATCCAAAAATAACTGAAATCACCGAAAAGAATCGGTGTATTCCCCGGTGTAAGATCGGGAAGGTATTTGGAAACATATACCGGAAATCCAAATAATGTCTCCGGCTCCTTATCAGTCAAATTGGAACTCCATGCAGGTCTTCCGTTTAAATGCTTGCATTTACGAAGAGAAAGATATGCTTCTTCTGACATAACAAAAACAGCATTCTTACGATAAGGTCCCTTTACAGAATAAGTAAGGTCCATAGCATCATCCATCGAAATAATACCGCTTTCTTCTGTTTCCGTTCCCACTTCTGCTTGATAGATAATTCCTGTAGGTTTTCCCTTTCCATCTCCTACAAGGAATGCCTCTTCCTCACGTTCTCCAAGCGTTTCCACCATAGAACTATGCACATATTCTTCCAAGTCAATTTCGGCATCTTCCAACAATTCATCGGATGCAAGTACCGTAGCACCTAACTTATATGCACTGATTTTTACCTGCCCAAATTCTGCATCCATGAAAGTCATCGGTTTTCCCTCCTGAATCCAGTCAGCAGTTCCGGTGGAATATGCAAGCGGAATCTTTAAATCATGTGTAGTCGGAATGACATTACCGATTTGACGCATAAAATTCTTTTCTGTAAGCGCCTTTACAAGTTTCTTATCATAAGTATCCGGCACAAGGTATCCACCCGAACCGTCGCTTCCCTCTTTTAATGTATTTTCCGGCATTCCGGTTTTCATATGACTCCAAAAGGCAGTACGATATTGTTCTGCCTTTTTGGTATCCTCTACGGGTGCTTCCACCTTTGTTCCATTGAATTTTGCTGCCATTTCATCAAGGCGAGCCATAATATCTGTACTTGCTAAATTTGTATTCATAATAATATCCTCCTAAAATTTAAAATCTTTTATTACCCATTCTTGCACGGAGCAATCTCTCCATTGCATCATCCTGGGGGGTATATCCTGTAATTTCTGCCATACAGTTTTCTTTTACTACTTGATAAATCGTATACCATGCAGTATTTGCCTGTTTCATATATTCCTTCGCCATCGTTACATATGGAGAAGAAATCACAGTTCCAGTTGGTTTCTTGGCAAGGAATCCGTACTTGGATATTGCCTCCTCACACTGAATCCAACGAGCCACAGACATTGCATAATGCTCTATCTGTTGCTTTGTTACAAGGTGGTCGCACTTTCTCTCATGCAACCATTCCCATGTCTCTTGGTATATTTCTGCAGCGCACATGGTTCCACCATCTTTTTGCTCCGCTTTCATATACTCGCTGACAGGCGGCATTTCTACACCAATAAGATTTTCAGCACTATCGCCGAAATCCATAACGGTAAGTTTTCTGCCACCCGGATTGCCTGCAGCTATTTTTTCTGCCACAGCTTTTGGTTTTCTGCCTGCACCGGGGCGAGAACCGCCACGGCTAGTGCCATCTTTCGCCATTTCACATTCCTCCTTGTTTGATTTCTCGTTTTTTTGCGTTTGATTTCGCCAAAGTTGTGCGTGTGACCCCCGCACCGTTTCCCAGGTGTTTACCTGTAGAGATTGACCGCCCCCTCCCCCCTGAAAATAATAGGCATAAAAAATGCCCGGCAGATAATCTCTGTCAGACACATCTTTATACCCATATTCACTTCAATCACTACTCAAATAAACTGTTACAAAACTTCTTTGCTCTGTCTACTACATCTGCATCAACTTCATTACGAGTATCATTGTCCGTAGCACCATAGAATACATCTACATATTCATCCGTAAGTTCAGGATAATCACGAAACATCTTATCCTCAATCGGTGATGCATACGCACCAATGGTATCCACAGCCTTCTGGAGTTTCTGCCACTGTGATGTCGTTAAGAACTGCGCTGCCTCCACACTCAGCTGACATGCCATCGTCTTAAAGACACGGAACTTTGCTCCCATATCCTTATACTGTTCTAATGTTTTTTTCTGCTTCTTCATTGTATTTTCCTCCTTCAATTTATTATGTGTAGCCACTCGTAGCCACTTGTAACCACTACAAATTTGCTACCGGCTACTTTTTACGCATTAAAGAAATGCCGTAAAATCAATGGTTTCATTCGAATAAAAAGTACAACGTAACCACTGTAACCACTTTTTAGTAGAAACATTATATAGGGGCAATTAAAATATTCATCTCCCATTTCCTTTTATTCTATTATATATATAACTGGTATCACTCTGGGAAAGTGGCTACAGTGGTTACACTGGCTACGACACCTTCCCAGTAAGCGGCACCACGTTCCCTACAAGGAAATCTTCCTCTGCCGGATACAAAGCTTCCAACTTCATATTTAAGCATATAGCTCTGACATTGACTCCCTGTATTCGTTTCTGGCACTGTGTTCTCCCCACACCTCCTGCATCTGGATAAGAATCAATATACCCTCGCTCCTTAAATCCCTTGATGCATTTGGTGTAAGAAAAACCTCCATCTTCCAAAGCACTCCGAAACTCACTTGCAATAACATATACCTTGTTAGTTTCAACCATTCCATAGCAAGGAGTTGCATGCTTTTCAAATCTGGTACGATTTGCAGCAATCCAGTCTGTGATATAAGCAAATGCTCTTACAATCACATCTTCCTTCTCCTGCTCCTTTGCATTGCTTAAAAGTGCAATACCAAGTTCCACCGCTTCCTTCCAAGCAATATCCTTGTCTGCGTTAAATACTGAAACCGATGAATACCAGTCAGCTAATGAAAGAACGGCAATGGTATCCAGATGCACACCGATATCACCTTTATTCAGATTGGAAAATTTCTGCACCAAAGTATCTCTCATAGTTTCAAAATCCTCGTGCATCTTTTTCTTATTCATAATCACTTCATCAATAAGATACTGAATAAACATTCTCCCGGCAAAGCCATAATTACTCTCGCTAATGCGATGAACCTCTCTGCCATATTCCGGATTGCTAACAGGCTGACCGTAAAGTTCCAGCACCCTGCTGTTCACACCATCCATGGAATTTTCACTTGCAAGTGGCTGTTCTCCTGTGCTAATGATACTGTTTCTCCATGTAGGCACATCCTGAAGACCGCCATTTTTAGCACCTCTTGTCTTTCCATATCCGTTTCCAAGGGAATATACAATCAGTGACGGAGATAAGCGTTTCTCATTTAACACCTGCAATTCATCAAGACCAAGTGGCAGATGCTTTAATGTCCCTGCCCTTCTTTCCAGACCAACTGCCGTACTGTTAAAATTGCCCATCAGTTTTAATGGGTCTCCCCATATGGAAAGAGCAAATTTTAGGATTGCCGTCTTTCCACTTCTGGATGAATGCCACAAATGAAGAATGATGACTCGCATCTGTAACAGTTCCAATAGCGGAGATACAAAAGATGCCGCTAAGATTGCTCTTGCGAATGTCTCCTCTCGCAGTTTCAGTGCCATCTGCATCCATACATCAAAACTTCCACATTCATTCAGACTATCTACCAGTT